CGCTACATCTATGCAGACCCTTCATGACAGGATAAAGATCGCTACGTTTATGCAGACCCTCTTCGGAGTTCTTGGTCGGACGTACTTAAGTATAGGAACACGTATTCTTGCGAGGACCTTCTTTGTCATGTTGTTCTTGGTTGGACGCACTTAAGTGTAGGAAAATGTATTCTTGCGAGGACTTTCCCTATGTGAAAACATGAGTTTATCAAAACACAACAAAAACTTGTATTGATTAACAACATCGGAATCGATTTATGCAAGTTTTTGTGGATTTGATGTCCCTACTTTAAACAATTTGGAATAGGTATTGAAATGATTAACGTATTAATTCTTAGTTTAATTATTGAGGGTACCGTTACTTCGCTTTTCTCGTGAGACGGAAAAGATTTTGAAGCACTGTATTTTTAGATGTTAATATTCTCTAGATATATGAGCATCCTTAACAGTCCTAGCCCGGCTATGATGGACGATGACGAGGCTCTCCTCTTATATTGAAAGATAAACTGGATTGGTGATGAGTTGGTTATACCCTCTTTCCAGGTTAATATCTTAAAGCACTTTGTGGAAATTAGTAGCTGAGGCCACAATAATGAAGACGATGTCTTGAGAAGTTAATTATATTTTAATATCGAAAACTTTTTGGTTAGACAATTACATCTGACTGGAGACAAAGTCTCATGACATTAGGAAAGACTAATGACAATATGAAAGTATATTGACAGTTGGAATAGACAACATTTATGAATCAAAATGTCCACTATGCAGCACTTGATTCACAGTCTCACCCAATTTAATATTAATGGCGATTATGTTTCTAGGTTGAAACACATTGCCGATGAAAAGCAAGAGGAAGTCGAGTATCGTTTCGAAAGTCAACCTTCCCCACGTGAAGCCCCATTATTCAAGGCTACATGTATATATGCAAATCTTACTACAACTTCCACTGGAGTTGGTAAGAAGAAACCCAAACAACAAACAGCATTTAAGATGCTTGAATTGATTAGACAAATCACCCACGGCAAGGATGTATGCGGATGGAAGAAGGATATTACACAGGATGGCGACGTAGAAAGCAACCCCGGTCCCGATTTCAATCATCGTCATGCATTTGAGGTCAATTTACGGAAACGTATTATTGCTCTCGAAAATGCACGACAACGACAAGCTGAAAAGAACAAGACGCTCATCCGGAAATTGCGACAAATAAAGAAAGAAAACAAATTTCATTTTCAGATGGAGCGTGAAGATTTGGTCAAATTGTTTAAAAGTCCTAGCATTCAACGTGCAGCTGCTTATGCAGCAACCAACTTTGTTCTGCCCGGAGCAGGTACAGCCGCTGCAACTGTTGTAGAAGGTGCTAAAGTGCTGGATGCGACAAATAAAGTGAAGGACGCAGCGGAATCTCTAGCAGATACATGCATGACACAGATTCCCGAATTAATTTCAACACACACGAATTTGGCTGACATCGCTGCTGCCACGCTATCAAACATCAACAATTTGACATCCCGCTTGCAACAGGAAAATGGTTTGCTCTCGACGATCAACAAATTTGTTAAAAATTTGTCATCTCAGGTCTCTACTATGGGCTTGATAATAACGCTTATTTTGTGCTTTGCTGCGCTTGCTTGGGATTGGAAAGTTGGATGCGCAGTGATCATGTTGGCCTTAGTTTATTTCAATTGGCCACAAGCAGTCACCAATAAAATACGACAATTGCTCGGCAAAGTGGGGTGGAAGTTTGAAATGAGTGGTGCAGATCACATTCCTTTAATTGGACAGATTTGTTTTACTCTACTTGCTTTCTTTGGAGTTTCCAAAATTCCTTCCGACAAATTCTACGACGGTTTGCTCAAACGTTTGGATACTGTGCCTAAAGCATTCAATGGATTATCTAAGATTTGGGATCAAGCGGGAAAGATGTTCGAATTAGTCTCTGATGAGTTCAAAGTCTATTTTCTTGGAGTCAAACGAGATGATCTTATGATAGAAAAGGGCATTGTTGATGAAGTTGATAAATGGGCCACACGAGTAAAATATTATTTGGAGGCTAAGCAACGGAACCTCCTGGCTCGAGACGAAGCGAGTGTCCGTGAAGTTGAAGAACTTTTCACGAAGATGTATCGTTGGAAACACACTCCCACGCAATGGAAATCTATGCCTGCTGAGTGTCAACGTATTATCACATCGATAACTCCGCTCGTCAACGATCTATTCAAATATGCATGTCGAAGTACAGTTCATGAAGGCGGTCCTAGGAAAGCACCATTGGCAGTTTTTCTGTCAGGTGATTCTGGAAGGGGCAAATCTGAACTTTTATACCCACTAGCTTTTAGTTTACTTGCCAATCGAAATTATAATATGGCCAATGCCCGCAATGAAATCTACGTACGCAATTATGAAACCGATTATTGGGATGGATATGTTGGTCAGAAAATCACCTTCTTCGATGATGCTTTTCAAATGCGAGATTCGCCAGGAAATCCTTCTCCCGAATTTATGGAAGCTATTCGATTGATTAACACAGCTCCAGCACATGTACATTGTGCAGATCTGAACGATAAAGGAAGATTCTTTTCTTCTGAAATCTGCATATATACAACCAACTTGAAGCAGAGGTTCAGTTCCTATATCAATAGTATAAATTGTCCAGAAGCAGCAGTGCGCCGTTTAAACGCAAATGCTTATCGCATCAAAACCAATTCTAAATTCGAAAAGGAAATCACCATAAATGGAAAAACTGAACGTCGTCTGGACCCAAAATTGATCAAGAATTGCGTTGAGTGCGAAGAGTTGCGCATACGCAAAGGTTTAGAAGCTCGTCTCAAGTTTTGTCCTCATGTACAGCTGTTCGACAAATATGACTTAATGACTGATGAGATTCTTGAACATGACATGACATACAGAGATTTAGTTAAGCAACTCAAAGAGTATGATGCTGATCTTGTTCACTCTGAAGACGAAAAGCTTTATATGTATGAGAAATTGATTGAGGATCCTTATATTTTCGAAATGAATGACGACATGGACGATTTTCAAGATGCTCGAGATTCATCACAAGTTGGTGCCATAGATTTCGCTAGTTCAACGGATGTTGTTGCTTACAACACTCTTCGCACTTATGTTACATATTTGACCACACCACAGCCTGAAGGCTTAGGCATTACCAATCTGGATTTGGTTCATGCTGATATAAGTGCACATCCTGATTTTTGGGCAACATTCCAACGCCTGAATACTTATGGAATCAGGAATCGTGATCATGCAAATGACTCATTGCAATGTGCAATGAATGCTCAGGATATTCATTATAATTTTGAAGCTCAGATCTACCATTCACGTCAAAATGTATGGTACTCTTTCAAAAATGTTTATAGATCCTTCCGAAAGTATGTCACCCGTTTGTGTGATCAGATCGCTTATGTCTGGAATATGTCTGGTTTCGTCGAAACTTTGGGTTTTCTTTACATTGGTGTCATTATGCTAGGCTGGATATCTATTGCCTACAATGGTTTTTCTGCCTGCAAGTGTCCTGTCTGTAAACAAAATGACGCGTATTGTGATTGTGTTCGTGTGACTGATGATGGATATCTTTATCAAGGCGAGATCTATTCTTTTGATGAATATAGTCTGGAATCCCATCAGAATCAGAAGGTCAAATTGGAAAGTGATATCAAACCACTTATCAAGCAACAACAGGCTATGAGGATTGAAAGCGATGCAAAACCTCTGACGAAACAGCAACAACCAATGAAGATTGAAAGTGATGTAAAGCCTCTGGCGAAACAACAGCAACCAATGAAAATCGAAAGTGATGTCAAACCATTGAGCAAACAACAACAGCCAATGAAAGTTGAGAGTGATATTCGGCCATTAATCAAAGGCACCCAAAACATGAAAATTGAAGTGTTAGAAGAAGAAAAACCACTTCAGGTTGAAATGTATCAAGATCAAGGGTGTGAAATGTTGGAAAGCAAAATCGTGAACAAATCACTTTACTTGCTTCATGATGATCATAAACCATATGGGAATGTGTTATTCGTTAAGGGCACAGTTTTCTTGATCAATTATCATTTCATTGAAATTTTGAAACAGACTAAAGCTCGGAATCATGTATTCTATCTGTCTAATCGTTCTTCAAAATTGGTTGAATTTACTTTCGGTTCATTACTGGACAATCACGTCCGTCTTGAGAAGAATGGTGAGCCTCTCGATGCTGCGCTTGTGTGGCTGTGTCCTAAGGAAGATCGGGTTTCTCCCCATACTAATTTGTCGCACTTGTTTATCAAGACGGAAGATCTGGCTATGCTTAACGGAAGTTATAATGCACAGTTGCCAACATTCAATTCACAACCAAATGATATATGTATTTCCAAAAGGTCACTGTATGATGTACGCATGTCTTGCAATAAAGTCCGTGTTAGTGATCAAAACATTGTTATGGAGGTGAATCACAGTTGGCAATATGGAGGTTCCACATCATCAGGTGATTGTGGTGCTCCCATCATTCTCAACCACAATTCAGCTTTACGCAAAATAGTTGGAATACACATGGCTTCAAATGCACATATCGGAATGGCCCAAACTATCACACAAGAAATTTTGCGAGATGGATTTAAACACATTGATCAACGTTTCCAGTGCCATGTAGAGATTGACATTCCTTGTGTTCCAATTATGGGAGATGAAAACATCTGTGGTAGTGTTCCTCTCGATAAAGGACTGATGGTACATGGTAAAACAGATGTGCCATTAAGTTCTGGTAATAACTCAAAGATCATCCCTTCACCCTTCTTCGATTATGTACCCCACAAGACTATTCCTGCAAAGCTTCGTCCATCAAACGGTATTGACCCTATGTACAATGGACTGGTAAAATATGGTAAAAGTGTTCCACGCATTGAACCTAAATATATTGAAATTGCGGTTAACGATGTCAAAAACAACTTTATGCTGAATGAGTGTCATAAAGATATGCCCAATTACCAACGGGTATTGACGTATGAAGAATCCATTCTCGGAGTACCAGAAGACGAATTTCTCGCGCCTATTAATCGTTCCACGTCTATGGGATATCCATACACCATGGTTAATGAAAAATTGCGTGGCAAACGAGATGCATTTGGTGACGACGAATGGGATTTAAATTCCCCTCTTGCTTTACAGGTCAAAAAAGATGTAGAAAAATTGATTGATAATTGCCGCCAAGGAATCCAAACTGGCGTATATTGGAGTGACACTTTGAAGGATGAAAGAAGACCCATTGCGAAAGTAGAAGCTGGGAAGACCCGCGTTTTCTGCGGAGGACCCGTACATTTTACAATTGCTTTCAGAAAATACTTTCTCGGATTTGCCGCGTGGATGATGCACAATCGTAATGCCAACGAAGTTTCTGTTGGAACAAATGTTTATTCACCTGATTGGAATGACATTGTACGCAAATTAGCTACCCGTGCCACGACAAAATTGGGAATTCGAGTAGTCGCTGGAGATTTTGCAAATTTTGATGGTTCTTTATCGTCTCAGATTCTTTGGGCAATATTGGATGCTATCAATGACTGGTATGATGATGGTCCAGAAAATGCACAGATCCGACGAACATTGTGGATGCACATTGTACATGCTATTCACATCAACCGAGATGTCATTTACCAGGCCACTCATTCACAGCCTTCTGGATGCCCTATTACAGCTATTCTTAATTCTATTTACAATTCTATCATTATCCGCATTGCTTATATTATTTGTGCACAGCAACATTTCGAGCAAACTGGGGAAGATTATCGCTCTATGAAATGGTTTAACATTTTCGTTTCTATGGTTTCCTATGGCGACGATAATTTGATTGGCATCAATGAAAAGATTCTGGACTGGTTTAACCAGATTACAATCACGTCGGCACTCTTGGTTATTGGACATGAATATACTGATGAGGCAAAAACTGGTATTATTGTTCCTGTCCGAGACATTGCTGAAGTGGCTTACTTGAAACGTCATTTTAAATGGAATCCTGCTTTGAATCGTTACGTGGCACCCCTCGATCTGGACACTGTATTAGAGATAGTTCAGTGGACAAAGAAAGGATTGTCAAGTGATGCGATAACACTCGCTAATTTGGATGTAACCATGCGTGAACTCTCTTTGCATGATCAAGAAACGTTTGATAAATATAAAAAGATTTTGATCCAGGAATGTACTAAACACAAAGTATTCTACCGATTTTTGACCCAGAACGAATACATTGCTAATGTATGTGACGAACCCCTTTTTCTCGAGATTCAAAATGACTATTCTCTCGTCAAAACGGACAAAAATATGCCTCGTAATTATATTCTCATGGACAAGCATTCAAAAAATTTGTTTGTGAATGAGTACGATGAGGATATTTTGAAGCGCAAACTGGCTCTCTTTTGCTATTATCGTCGGATAAATGTCAGGTATGTTAGTGGTATGCCTGAAGATTTAATCACCTACTGTTACCACTTCTAAAGTATGAATGTGATCTTTATTTTCTATATAAATTCCTTGCTCTAAAAGAAAATATATGCTATTCATATAATGTGCTTAACTATTTAGTTTTACTTTCCAGGATGGCACGTGGCAGCCCCACAATATCCAGGGACACAAGGTGCGTGTATGCAGATTAAGTGGTCTCATGCACAAAGAAATTCACTTGCTCAAAATTCAATTAATTCAAAAAACTCGTCAGACATGTCTGACACATACGAACAGGCCACGGAACAGGTTGAGATCATTGGGTTCCAGGATGAGGGTTCTGTTGAGGAGATGCAGGCGCCCTTTCAAAACACCAAAACACCACAAAGCATGGTCATGGCTTCGACAAAAGAAAATAAGACTCATACAATTCCAGGATTCTTGGGGCGTTTATATGAAATTGATAATTTTCAGTGGGCAGCTACTTCTCCAGCTGGTACCGTTTTGAAACAATACCGTTTTCCTGATGTTCTATTAGCACAGCCAGCCCTGTCCCGAAAGGCCTACAACTTCTTCGGATTGCGTGCTGGAGTAGAATTTGTAGTTCTTGTAAACAAACAGAAATTTCAACAGGGTAATCTTATGATTTCACATCTACCTGGTGCCAAATACAATGATGCCAAAAATGCCATGTGTCAAACCACAACGCCCACTGCTTCTTCTGCCAATTTGGCCACTCTCTCTGGAATGCCCCGTGTTAATCTCGATCTTATGGATGCTACTAAGGCAATCTTGCGTGCACCTTATGCTTCCCCTTTCGTTTATTATAATCTCCTTTCTGGTGATGGAACTATCGGTGACTTTTATATTACAGTATATTCTCCTCTTCAAGATATTGCTTCTTCAGGTACAGTTTCAGTACAAGTCATGGCTCGCTTTATAGATGTGGATCTACAGTTTCCTGCTGGTAACACTCTTGCTTCCTTTTCCAAAACTCCTAAAGTTGAAGGTCTTTATAACGAATTCGTCCAAAAACCAGATTTGACAACTCTTTCTAATTTAGTAAAGGAAGGAACAGCTATTATGGAACAAGTGCGCACGGGCAATTTCAGGTTTCAAATGAATTCTGAGACTGTATCTACACAAAATTTTAAACCACGAGCACTTCCAAACATGGCTGTTTCTGATGAATCTAATAATGCACATCTACTCTCTCTTTCTGCCAAAAACGTTCTTCCCTCAATTAATATGGGTGAAGCTTCAACTCGCGAACATGATTTCATGAAAATAGTTCAGATTCCTGTATATAACTCTCGCTTTGATATCACAAGTTCTCAAGCAGCGGGAACTAACGTTTGGAGCAAAAAAGTCACATTGCTGGATTACACAAATGCAGCTCCAGATGGGTCAATTGGTTTAGATTATCCCACCTATATTGGTCAAAATTTTTCAAAATGGCGTTCTTCTTTTAAATTTCATTTCCGATTTGTCAAGACCCAATTTCATTCACTTCGTGTTCGAATTTTCTTTGCTCCGAATACAAGTACTGTTGTTGGTGTTGATCGTAATGCTGTCATTTCTAAAATTATTGATCTCGAAGTTAACAATTATGCTGAGTTCGAAGTTCCCTTTATCTGGCCACATCCTTTCCTTAACAATGATACAGATTTGCCTTATTCTTTGGGTATGATTGGTGTGGATGTCTTGACTCGCATGGTCCATCCGGATACTGTCAAAAATACAATTGAGGTCATTGTGGAGCGATCTGCAGGGACTGATTTTGATGTCAATCTCCCTAGAGAAATTTCTTACTTCCCCTTTGACCCTAGAATCGAAGAAGATGCTCTCGTTGTTTCCGGCACAAACCACTTTAAAAATCCTTTGCCTGATGTTGTTCCGCTAGAATCTGGTGAAATCGTTCGGGTTTACACTCTCGATCCCATTAATCCAACATTTATGCAGACAATGGATGCCATCCCCACCGATATAAAGGCCACTATTTCCGCTAATGCTGATCGTTTTAATCAATCATACGTTGGAGCTTTAAATGACCTTGCAGCTGATGGACATAAAGTCACTCAGGCAACAATCCGTTTACCTTTACCAAAAATTCTTGAAAAACATGAAGAACTTCGTCGTAGGAAGCGAGATGCTGGTTGGGTCAGAGATCTAACTAAAGAAGGTATCGAGCCGAATCCCGGTCCCGTTACTTATCAAGGTTGGTCTTTGGCTTACATTGTAGATTCGTTTTCTTCTGGAAATTCATTTAGTTTAACCATTCCTTCCGGCACCTGGCGTTGCTATTACAATTATTCCACTGATACTGGTGGTACTGGCTTCACTGGTACTACTTTGGCGACTCCATGGGGAAATGTCGCTCACATTGCTTACGATGCAGTTCCTTGTTCTGGCTATATTGATCTTGTTGCTACTGGTGCAACATCTGTTTCTTTCACTATCACTAAAACTTCTGGCGCTGATAACAATTTCCGTGTTGCATTCACACTCTGTGGAAACCCTATTCCCACTGTAGAACTTGACGGTGTTCCTGCTGTTTCGATTTCTAATGAACCTATTGCTGTTTCTATTTCTGGTACACCTAACGTTCATGTCGACAATACATCAGTTCCTACAGTTTCTATTGATCAACCTCTTCAAGTAGTAAATGTTTCTCGATCTTTTCTAGATGCTTTTAAATTTCAGATGAACACAGAACAGGATGATTATCGAACAGGTTATGATGATACTTCATACATCCGTCCTGTTAATTCTATCCAGGCTGACAAAATGTCACTTGGGGGTAAGATTGGTAAAATTGATGATATGATTCACCGTTCAACTGTTTATTCTTCTATAACCACTTCAAACACAAACGATATTTACTTGCAGCCTCATATGATTGGTGTTGCCCGCAAAGACTCTTCCAGTACACAACTCTATGGTCCTACTGATGGAATTTCCTATTGGGCTAATCTTTTCGCATTTGCTCGAGGTGGTGTCAACACCCGCGTTGCTTCTTCCCCTGATTTCGCTTATACTGTAATTCTTGATCCTGATTCTACTACACTATCTTCAATTGATACAGAACCCCTTGGCCAAGTTGCTTCTGCTACTAGTTCCGCTCTCCAGCGAAAACAGTCTGTAAATATTCAACAGGTCATCAAACCCGCTCTTGAGGGTTATGGTGAATGGTCCACTCCCTTTTACTCAGATACATTTATGTATTATGTTAATCCGGTCATTGCCCAATCTCCCTCACTCTCTGCACTAAATATGCAGTGTCCTTACACTACTACAATAGTGCGCCCAAAAGGTGCTTATTCACAATTTTCCGTTTATCGCGCTGCTTGTAAAGATTTCGAATTTTCTTATCTTACTGGCCCTCCACGTGTTTCCGCTATAGTTTAAGCACAAACTAACATTTTCTATTATTATTTCACAAAAATTTCTGATAGTGCTCTTTATACTTTATTTTATTTTGATTAGTTTCTAAAGTCCCTGATTTGCTTTAAATGTTATCCAAATTCAACTAATTAACCATTCAATTCACGGTTTTACTGCCTGGACATTTTAAATTTTAATTTCGACAGGGCACATATATAATTTTTTTTATTAGTTTACGTC